TGTATGCATTTTTCGTTAAGTATGAGTCTAATGCTTTTAGTGGATCCATAGTGTTTTTATTATATATTAAATGTTAATGGTCGGATTTAGGCAACTGGTAATTGAGCTTTGTTATTTATAAGGGTTTCTTCTATAACTACGTTATTACCCCGAAGTTCAAGTTTAATCTGTATCCATTTTGAGGATTTCGCTAGTGCAAATCTGGCTTGGTTATTAGGGTTTCCTGTTGTGTCCTTAGTAATAGTTCCGAGCTTTTTGAACGAGTCAAATCTACAGGTTGATTTATTTCCTGATACACCACCTCTAATAGCCTCATCAAGGACTACAGTCCAAGTTCCAGCTGCCAAAGTAGCAGTTACAACGTGAGTGGTTGAACCTGCCCCGGCTCCTCCGTAGAATTCTACCTCGTCCCCGACTTCAACATCTGATAAGTCTCTGGTTGTGTCTGGTACTGTAAATGTTGTTGAATTCACCCATGTAATATATAAATCCGGTGAATTATCATCTGCTTCTCCAATAGCAATCTGTTTGTAGCTTTCTGATATTTTATATTTGACAATTATTTTGTCCCCATCAGTAAGTGGTTTGTATTTTACATGAACCGAGTTCCAAGTATCCTCAAGGCTGGCCGATTTGATTTTATAGTAAGTTATCCCTCCTATATTATCAAATAGTGGAGCCATTAAACAACTAACATTGTCATATGCTAATGCCTTGCTCCATAATCCTAGACCTGCAAAAAATGGAAAGACTCCCTGATTTGCAAATGCGGTTCCTGAGTTAAATTTCATACATGCTCCAGTATTTGTATTATGTCCAGTTAATTGTGTCCAATCTGTCCTCTGTATGAATGTTTTTTGTGCATTATAATCAGAAGCACTTGCAGTTCCGGCAATAGCCAAATCGTAACTCTCAGCTATTTTATAAGTATCCGCAGTAACCTTTATTGCGTATAGTATTTGGTTGTTCGTATAGCGTATTTTATCTCCACTTTCCATTCCGTGTGCTGTATATGTATATACCCCAGAGGTTGCATCTCCTATATCATTTATAATCAATGAGTGTGATAGACCATGTCGGTGATATACATTTCCTATTACTGGGTCGTAACACCATACACCAGAATAAAACCCGTTTAGGATACCAGTGTCATCAAAATTTGCTTCCATATTAGAACCAAGATTAAAATATATTACATCTCCATCGGTATACATTGTTCGGCCATGGTCTTGTGATCCGCCATATACTACCCAATTGTCGCCTGAAAAATAACATGGAAGATTTCCTAGTACATCAAATCCACCTCCGTTGAAGTATAATAATTGACCTATTGATGTTAGTACCGCCCAAGAGTTCTTATATGCAATAATATCTAATATCATTTCTGCGTATACTGGAAAGCCTTGTGAGGCATCTGTTGTAGCACCGTCCCATGTGAAAAAATATGCTGATCCGCCAGTAGTATTTCTTGTACCGACACCCATTCTATAATTTGAATAGGCTAGTGATGTAATAGCAAAGTTCGCTGGTATTGCCAGTGTCGGGCCTGAATGAGTTCCGGGTGGAGTAGTCCCATCCATATCGGCTGTCGTAAATTGCCAAACATTAGATGAACCATTAACTCCGCATAGTGTATTTCTGTTTACGAATAATTCTGGGAACGATATAGAAGCGGTATTTTCAACATCCCATGTAGTACCATCTGTTTTAAGTAATGAATAAATATCGGATGGGATGTTGACATACCAATTTCCACCTTTCCACCCAACAAATCTAACGTCATCTTCACTTAGTGGAGCAGAAGCATCCAATGTAATATTCAAATCCGACAAATCAACGTCATATGTTTTATCGTTAGTAGCTATTTTATAATTATCTCTAGTTCCTGCTTTTGCTATATCAGCAATAAAGCTAAAGTCTGTTGTGATTGTATCATTTATAAATGCTGGCATAGGAGCACTCAGTCTGAGATATCCCTCCTCATCCATATTGATATTTTTTGTATATTGAATGCTCGGAACAAAGTCTGAAGCATTTGATACATAAAATTGATTTTCTTGTGGTATTTTATAAGACATTGATTTGATATGCTTGGCCATCTATCACGACTCTGATAGACTTATCGGCCGTTACTGTAGAAGTTGATTTATTTGCAAATTTTAGCAATCTCTGTTGAATGACATCTAGGGAGTTCTGATCTAATGGAAAGGTTATTTGCTGTCGTTCTCTTTCCTTTTTCCAGTCCTCTAGGGCTTTTATTCTTTTTTCTAGTTCTTGTGTAGTTGCCATATATTTTCAAATAAAACCTCTGGGCTTACGAACACGTCCTCTTTATATTCTACGTCATTCCACCATCTAAATTGCTCCGGTCTTAGGCATGTTCTGCTCTTTAATAAATTGATGTTATTATTATATCCGAATATTAAAGGGTCGGATTGTCCAAAAATTATTATCCCCTTTTTTTCTATTTTATAATAGGCTGCCAAATGAGGCAGGAAGGTGTCTATTGATATCCATACATCACACCATTCAATAAGGTCTTTGATTTGCTGGGTTGTTAGCACTCCATCGATCTTCTTTATCTCGCAGTCTTTGGCTAATTCAAAAAACTTCTCCCAGTAAGGGTATTCTTTGGCATTTCTGGCCCCATTTGGGAGCTTAGCTGTTTTGTCGGATATTAAGATTTTCATACATTTTTTTGTAGGCTTCTATTAAAGTTCCTTTCCAATTGTTTTGCGTACACCAAGCATAAATATCGTAGTCTTTAATATCCACCATATGCTGGGCTTCTTCAATGCTTATGGTCTTGTAGCCCTCTAAGGCTTGTGGATAGCAACAGGCAATTACATCATCTGGTTCAGGCTTTATCGCTTGCAGGAACATGTAATGGTCTCCTAGACCTCCGTTTAGCACATAAATTTTCTTGCCGGTTTTCTTGAATTTGAGCCATTGCTCGAATAGCCACTGGTCATGGTTCCAATTGTCTATTTTTTGCTGTGAATGTATTCCACCGGCTGATTGGAAGTGCCAAGTGATGGCGTCTGGGGTGACTATGAGCTTATACCCCATCAGGTATAGCGAGTGGGTGAACATAGTCTCGCCTCTAAATACCACTGAGCTTAATCTCAAGTCATGGTGTACTATGTTACATCTGTATAAAAATGAGGAATATATATGTTCTACATCTCGAGCCTTTCCGTACCATTTGAACCACTGAATATTTGGTAGTGTGAGGTCATCTATTTTATTATCTGCTTCTTTTGGAAGCATTCCAGCTGGTGGTTGAAGTATCAGGCCACCTACTGCCCCGACACCTTTTTTCATCTCCATCATCAGCTTTTCTAGGCAGGTTGGTTCGGCTACGCAGTCATCATCTATAAACCAAGCAAGGTCATAGCCCATCAGGTTGGCTTTTTCATGTGAAAAGTGTGCGCCTTTCTTTTCTCCAAATATAACTTCTAGGGGTATTCCTTTCTGATCTGCGAGTTTGAAAAGGTACAGGTAATGCTCGTCATTTCTCAGGTCTTTTGGCTCCTTGTTGTCATCGAAGACTATAATTTTATCTGGCTTGTGAGTTTGGTTGATAACTGACAATAGGCACATCGGTAATGTGGTTTCGTAGCGCTTAAATGTATTTATATAGGCAAGGACTGTCATATTCTTTTTGACCATACACTCCCAGATACTCTTACGTTATCGTATCTTTCGTTTACGGCTTTTGCTATTCCTGCGTGACTGCCAAAATCATGCCCAGCGATTACTTCTCTCACTTTTGGTTCCCATTTTGCTATATCATTTTTAATTGCTTCGTATTCGTGGCATGCATCAATAAAAAGTAAATCGAACGTCTTATCTTCAAAAATATCTACCGCCTGATCCGTTGTCATCTTGTATGATATCGGTTCTAGACCAAATCGGATGGCGTTGTCGATGAATTCTTGCTCATAGTCTGACTCTTTCACTTCGCAGTCAGTTCCAGTAAAAATATCCACCACGTAGACCTTTATTTTCTTTCTTTTGATAATATCAGCTACGGAGCATAGGCTACGGCCTTTATAGCACCCCAATTCGCCCAAAACGCCCCCTACAGGCATATTTTCCACTAGTCTGCGGTATTCTTCTATATCCCCTCCATAAAACCAGCCTGAGGGCAATTTATGCCTATTTGATAGGATTTCTTCGTTTCTTTTGATTACTTCGTGCCATTTCTTGGAATGCTCGGCATCTAGCATGGTTGCTTCTCCTTTATGATAGATAGGGAAGTTTCCTACCATCACCGAGCCATTGATTCTGACATCATTGGTTGGTACTTGCAGGACTTGGTATCCTAGTTGCTCTACTTTTATGCAGAAGTCTGTATCCTCGCCTGAGCCGGGTGAGAATGTTTCATCTAACAGTCCTATCTTATCAAACATTTCTTTTTTTATTGCCACACAGAAAAACACAGCAAAATCTCTTTCGGCTGATGGTGAATATAGTTTCAGTGGGCAAGTCACGGCCACTTTATCTTTGAGTGGGTTGCATAGTAAGTTTATCCAGTCATTCTTGTTTTGCGGAAGCAAGACAACATCGTTATTCATGAGTATTATGATTTCCCCTTTAGCTACTTTTATTCCCTCATTGGTTGCCTTGGTATATCCAAGTCCCTCATCAAACCATAGAAGCTCTATTGGTTGCCCCTCTCGCCATCTTTCCACCCATTCTCTAGTATCATCTTTGCACCCATTTGCACAAATTATCACTTCTCCATCTGATAAATCTGTATATTGCACAAGACTTGTCAAACAAGGTATCAGGCAATCTTCTAAATGATTGTACGTGGGGATGATTATCGAGAATTTAATTTTTTTATTTGCCATATATTTTATAATCGTTATTCTCTACATCGAATTTTCGGTGGCATGAAGTACACACCCTGATATAATCTTCCAATACTCTACGATATTTATGGTCTATGTTAGCCCATTCATATTTTTTTGCATTTTCCGTTCCACACATTTCACACTTTGAAGGTTTTCCTTTCCATCTTGAAACCCAGGCATGAAGTGCTACATAATTTACATCCCCTCCTTTCCAGTTCCAATGCTTCTCTCCAGTTTGTTGTTTGATTCTTTTTGCTATAGTTTCTTTACTTTGCTTTCTGCCTGTCTGCGCTAGCCGATTCTTTTCTATATGTTCAGGAGTATGTTTCCTTCCAAGGTTAAAATGAGTTCCTTTTTTGAACCATCCTTTTTCAGAGCCGGGTACCATTTTATGTCCTTTTTGAAATCCCATAATTTCATTATACCACCCCTATAATTTTATGCTAGTCCGTTGTATGTTTTCATACTTGCGACAGCTAGGTTATCTACTGTTTTAACAGAAGCACGAGCCAATCCGTCTATGGTTTTAATACTTGTAGTTGAAAATGGATATTGTATACCAGAACCACCGTTATAAAGTGATGTTACTTCATCTGCTGTTAAAGCACGAGACCAGATACCGACTTCGTCTATCATACCGTCAAAATAGTTTGTTGCTTCTCCAGTTCCAACTAGTAAGTCTATACCTGTGTTCACATCTATTGAGGCTGGTATACTTGTTGTGTTTATAGCAACCTGCACTCCATTCAAATAAAGTGTAATGCTTACTGACGGAATATAAACCATAGCAACGTGATACCAAGTTCCAGTCGTTAGGGTTACATTATAACTTGTTGTTTTTAGAGTAGAACCGTCGCCAGAAATTGAAGCATTTATTTGAGGTGTTCCACCATTGTTATAATACCAAAATAAATAACTATTTAAGCCAAACGAACTTGTATATTTAGAGACTATTCCACGCCAAGTTCCACTTCCTGGGGTAGACTCCGGATTTATCCAACCACTTATTGTCAAAGCATCAGATATATCAAAAGATGCACTCGCACTTGATAAATAATTAGATGAACCACTTTCAAAATCAGCACCATTGTTTATTTTACCAGTAGCAAAGGCGGTAGAATTATTATTCGTCAGTGTATTACTTCCAACAGAATCAGAGGCATCTCCACTGCTTTCATCAAGTTTCCAATATGAGACTAGGTTGTCTGTTAATGCCATTTTATTTATTTAATTATATGTTCTATCGTTTGTTTTACTCCTTTCTTAGCCATACGTTTATAATATAATTAAACTACACATGTGTCAACTGATTTGGACTTGGATTGAAGTAGACAGTCGTGGTTGTAAGAGCATATCCGAGGACTTGTACCACCTGATCTGTCGCACTTGGTTGAGTATGTGTCATCGCTCCGGCCGTGGTTGAGAGATAGAGCTTAGCACCTGCTGTCCAACCTGCACCTGAGAAGCCTGCTACTCCGTGGAGTAAGAATGTCATTGGAGTTCCTGATACACCTGAAGCTGTGGCCATAACGACTACCATTCCTGATGTACCAGAAGTTCCTGAAGCTGATGTGAGTGACACTCGGCCTGCTGAGTCAATATATCCTACTTGGCCCGGTGTGACCGTTGCCCCCGGTGTTAGGGTTATCTTGAGTCCATCGTAAACTGTGTTTGCTGGGTTAGCAAGGACTGGAAGAGCGCCAGAGTATCCTGATACTCCACTGAATCCGCTAATACCAGAGAAACCTGATATGCCACTAGCTCCCGAGAACCCAGAGATACCAGAGAAGCCCGATATACCTGAAAATCCTGATGTACCAGAGAAACCTGACGTTCCTACCGCTCCACTGAATCCTGATATTCCACTGTACCCAGAAATGCCTGAGAAACCACTTATGCCAGAGAAACCACTGATACCACTATAGCCTGATATACCTGAAGCTCCTGAATATCCGCTCAAGCCAAGGCCTGAATATCCTGAAATACCGCTTTCGCCTTTAGCTCCCTGCATTGCCATTACAAGCATGTCTGCTCTATCAATTCCCGGTGTCGCTGAACCGCTAACCCTGCGGAATCTTAGTTTTACTGTATAAGTTCCAGCTGGAAGTGCTGTGATAGTTCTGTGTACTATAGCTCCAATTCCAATATCATTGGAACCTGAAAGATATCTTTGTACTTCATCGTGATCTGTGCCGTTTATATTTACAGCTACACCAATCACAGAAGCAGCTGCACCGCTTTGAGTAGATGTTTGAAATGAAGTCATTACTGAAATGTTTACAGTCTCGTCAAGTGTAATTGTTGTAGATCCACCAGTGACATCTTCAAGAGTAGCAGAGGTTGTGCCTACAGGTGTGGTCATCTCAACATAGGATGATGGAATTTCTCCAGCTACGGCACTTGCTCCATTTATACCTGAATAGCCACTGTATCCTGAAGTTCCTACTGCACCGCTATAGCCACTCACGCCACTGAAACCGCTTATTCCACTGTATCCACTGATACCAGAGAAGCCACTGATACCTGAGTAACCTGAAAGACCTAGACCTGAATAGCCTGACGTTCCTGAGTACCCACTTATTCCGCTTCCTGAGAACCCAGAGATACCGCTATAACCTGATATACCTGAGAAGCCGGAGATTCCACTAAAACCAGAGACACCTGAATATCCGCTCGTGCCTGATGCTCCAGTTTCTCCACTGAAACCAGAAGTTCCTATACCAGAGTATCCACTGATTCCCGAGAACCCGCTTATACCTGAAAATCCTGAGATTCCCGAATAACCGGATATGCCCGAATATCCTGACATACCAGAATATCCTGACGTTCCTGTTAGATCAGTTTTAGTTGCTTTCTTAGTCGTACCGCTCGCACCCATGGAGGTATCAGACACATCCACGAATGGGATTACGTCTGTTGCATCTGGGGTCGCTAGTGTAAGCTGTTGTATTGTTTTATCTGCCATGTTTTTATGATTTTGTTAGGTTAGTATATTCGACTCCGTTGTCTATAATTATTTTTCCACCATCCTCAAGTAATAAATATGTATTGTCTTCATTCTTCAAAAAAAACAGTCCTCTCTTAAGGAGATTAACGAATGTGGCTACTGCTGTCTTTACTCCATTTGTGAATGTGGCTGTCATGATTTTATATATATGGTGTTATTCTTTGTGCGAACACTTTGTCTTTGTCTCTTTCGCGCTGGCCGGCATTGTCTTTCATTTTCTTTTCCATTCCAAGCATTTCAATCTGCAAGGCCTGAACGTTTGCTAATGAGTTTCTATATGCGTACTGATATGATGGTCTTAGGGCCAAATACTCATGATAAAGTCCGGGAATGCCGGGCTTCTTAGTAGTATCTGCGGTAGTGAAATATGAACCCTCTCTGTTTATGTAAATCTTAAGGCCTCCGGCTGAGTTATAACTAGGAATAAGGTCAAGGAATATACCATTGGCTGTTTTGTCGTATTGGTCTGGCACGCCCTCGGCATCAGTGCCGTCATAGAAGCTCTCAGTGTCAATTTCTGACTGCACGTCCCTTGGTCGCACTTCATGGAATGTGCCTTGCTCATCAGCTACCATCACTTTGTAAATATCTAGTATCAGGTTGCCTGATCCGTCTGTTAGGAATGAATAGTCTCTCTGGCCGTCTACTAGGTTGGTTGTAATTATTGGATAGTCTCCGTGATTATTGTCGTCAAACTGCCACGTACCGCCATTCTTGAGCATAATATCTATTGCACAATCTAATGCGAGGTTAATATCCGCAGTCTTTTCTGCTATCGGATAACTGATGTCATTCGATTTGCAGTTCCTATCTATGAGTGAAACAATTTGGCTAAATGTGAGTGACATATGTTTTTATTTTTATGGGGTTATCTCAGGGGATGTGTGCTTCTCAGTCCACTGGGATAGCCCCACAAAGGGCTATCTGATCTAGGCGACCAAGACGTCAAACAATACTGGAACAATTTTATTCCAAGCCTTGAATGCGTAGTCTACTCTCATGACGACTGCAATTGCGGACATTGCACCATCGGCAGTGGCTGGTTCAGAGTCGATAACGACTTGACCATAAGTAGCCTTAACAATACCAAGGTGGAACAATTTCTTAACTCCAGCGAACAAGTGGCCGGCTGCAATCTTGTTTGAAGAATAGTGGGACATACCCATATAATTCATACCTTGCTTGCTACCGCCATTTAATGCGCTATCAGAAGTTACGAAACCGTTTGCTTGCATGTATGCTTCTAGGATTTCAAAATCTGCTGGTCTCCATACAATGAAACCACCATTTCTCTCGAGTAAGCCCTCTCCGTTAGCTTCTCTGATTTCTCGCTTGATACCACGGATGATATCATCGATGTTTGAAGCAGAAACAGTAATGTTTCCAGCTGCACCACCGATAGAAGCGTTATCAAAGTTAGTCCACTGAGCGTGAGCTGCTAACATTGCGGTCTCGATAGCTTCGTTCAATAGAACGGCTTGTCGGTCAGCTAATTCCATTTGATTAACAAATGTTTGCTGAGCT